CAGGTAATCCTTTTTGGCCAGCCGTTCCAGCTCCTCCACCCGGGAATTGAGCTTAAAGGCGGGGCGCACCACCTTGAAGATGATGGCCCCGGCCCCGCCGACCACCGAAATCACCCCGCAGACGGCCAGGATACTTTCCAAATGATCCATCACCCCTCCGCCTCCATCCGCTCAAAATGGGCCGGGATATCCTCCGGGGGCCACAGCATATCCGGGATGTCCTGGATGCACTGGTACAGATGCCCGTCCTCCCCCCAGACCCGCATCCCGGCGGCGGCCGCCATGTTGTAGAGATAGGGGAAGGTTCCGTCCCCGTTCATTTTGGGGCGGGCGCCGTACAGGGCCTCGGTTCCCGCCGTAAAGGGGATCCAGGATTCCTGGGACGTATGGGCCTGCTTGATGTATCCGGGGTTGCCCCCATAGCTGAACACTTCCCCTTTTTCATAGGACTTTCCCAACTCAAAGGCCGGGAAGGTGCTCCCCCCAAACAGGCCCAAATCAGCGGGCACGGTTCCGGATTCCCTCACCTGGCCCGCCAGCATCTGCGCCCCCCGCTCCTTGAGCCGTTTGAAATATTCCAGTTGCTGCTGTTGATAGCTTGTCAACGCCATACCTTTTCCCCCTATTCCTCTATGATGTTTTGCAGCGCCATCTCAAAGGCCCCCGGTTTGGGCTCCGGGATGGGCTGCCTTGTCCAGATCCGTGTCAGATGGGTATCCGTCTCCTCCCAGGAGGGCCACCACACATATCCTTCCTCCGGTTCCGGCGCGTCGGCAGGGACGATGGTTTTCCACCCTTCCCCGTGATGGAGATCCGCATCCCCGTTAAAATATTGCATATCCCCCACCACAAGGGGGTTGGGCGCGTAGGTGACGGCCCCCTGTCCGTTCAGGATTCCAAAATTCAGGTTGTTTTTCACATGACTTACCCCCTATGCGAGATTGGTATTCCCGCGATAAATTTTAACAAAGCCGGCCTTGCCTGCTTCGGGGCCGATCGTATAACCGCCGCCGTTGCCCCCAGCGTTGCCCCCGGTATAACCAGCAGCCCCACCCAAAGCCCCTCTAGTAGGCTTATTGAAACTATAAGCACCGGTACTGCCATTATTACCATTTGCATTTGTTATATTTCCCCCAGAAGCAGCGCCACCAGCACCACCAGCACCACCAGAAGAACTCCCGCCGTAGGAGGCATAAGCATTGCCACCATTTCCACCACCGGTGACACTCATTGTGTCATAACTTTCATCGGTCGTATTGTTTGGCGTTACAGATGTGGTGGCGCCAACGGTACCTATCGCCACGCTGAGCGTATCGCCTTGAAATAATTTGAAACGGGATGCGGCATAACCGCCGCCTCCACCGCCGCCGCCAGTATAATAAAAATACTGTGTTCCATCGTCATTGGTACAATATGCAAATCCACCGCCGCTACCCGATGCACCAAACACCTCCACCTGAAAATATCCGGATTCCGGCGCCGTCCAGGTTTCCGAGTTGACAACGGTTTCCATCAGCTCATAGTCCGTGGGTTCCTGGCTGGGGAAATCCCCCTCGCTTGCGGCCATGGACATTCTGATCCTCTCGGACAGCATTACGCACCACCTCCGCAGCTTGCAAGCCAGGAAGCGCCCTTGTCATACGTCCGCAACACAATCTCATACACCTTGGACGCTTCAAAGGTGGGGGCGTCCCCAATCCATTTCACCGAGGTGGGGAACCCCACGGTATACAAAGTACTGCCCATGGTCAGCACCAGCACCACACTGTATGCGTACCCATCCGCCATGTCGGCGGTGTTAAACGTAAAGCTGGTATTCGCCGCGATGGTCTTGGTGTACACCCCGCAGGAAGCGGGATTGATGATTGTATCGGACAGATTCATGACCCGTTCGTTATAGGACTCCACGTAAAATCCGCCTTTTAGCGTCCCCAGGGAGCTGTATAGCCTGGTATACCCGGGGGAAACCTCCGAAAGCTTCACGCCAGATAATTTTTCCACGCTGTATAGTTGCAGATTCCCCACCTTGTCAACGCTTGCGTGGTCTCGGGAAACGTCGGTAATCAGGTCGAAATAGATGGAGCCGTAGGAAGTCGGCAGGCTGCACCACAGGTCGATCTGCGCCCCGCTCTCGGTCACTTGGTACGCCGCAAGGAATCTGTCGGGATCTATCCACTCGTTGGCATACTCCCATAACAGCTCCAGCTGTACGGGATTACCCACCGTGTTTTGACGGCAGTGCATCACCAAAACCCCCTGTGATCTTGCGTATCCTTTGTAAGCCAAGATCGCCCGAAAGGCAAGATACACATCATTATTACGTGCTGTGAGTTCAAAGGACGCAAATTTGAACCAACTGGCCGTGATCGCTGTACCAGAATTATGCTGAACTATCCAGCGTTTTGGCCGGAAAGGGGATACTGTCCCGCTTCTTGCCATACTTACCAGTGGAACTCGGTTTTTATTGGGCGTCTCATAGGGGATCCACTTGCCGTCTGCGTCCTGATATGCTGCGGTCTGTTTGTTCCCGCGTTCCAGTTTCGCAAATACGATTTCGCAACCGATAGTGGATGCGGTCTGTATAATGAAGGATTTCGGATATGTAGAAGTATTTGCCGTGGTTATAGCCAGCCTATACCCCATAGAGTCGGTTGAAGTTGCGCGAGTAGTGGTAGTTGATTCATTGAAGGTAAACGTGGTAGACAGAAATGTGTTATCCCTTAGTAAAACTGATCCTGTATAGGTTTCTCCGAAGATCAGCGGGAGATCAGGTTGTCCTAACGATGTTAATGTCTCACTCGTAGCACCCGGGGCAGTGACGGCCAGAGAAATGTACCCATCTTGCACCTTAAGACTGCCATCCCCGGCCGTTGACAATTTCCACCCGTCAATGGCTGGAGAATAGGATGTGTTATCCGATGAGTTGTACTCCGTATGCCCCAGGGTATTCACCGGATCCCTAAAATCAGCGTTGATCAGCAGGTTTTCGTTGATGGGATAGGGGGTGGATACGCTGTCGTAGGTGATTGCCCAAGAATTCCATGATGCGGAAGAGGCGTTATACCTACGATACCATCTGGTGCCTATATTATGCTGCACGACTTCTTGTGCAATATAGTTGGATGTTCCAGCCGAATATTTGACTGTGAGTCGGAAAGCTATTTTTAGCGGCGAATTGATCAGGGTTTGCGCAATATCGTCTTGGGGACAATAATAATTCCCCGGGGTAGTATAGTCGTTCAGATCCGCCCCCGCCGGGATTGCCGTACCGCCCATCAGGGCCACCGCCCCCACCTGATCCGCAAAATCGTCCCCCTTGGCGGCCAAGGACACATGGGCCCCGTCCCCCTTGAGAAGCCCGGTGAAATCCGTGGAGGTTTCCTCGGTCACCTGGTTGGGCCCTGGTTCGCCTGCCGGCCCGGCGGGGCCTTGCTCCCCCTGGGGGCCCTGTTCACCCTGGGGGCCGGTCTCCCCGGTGGGGCCCTGGAGCTGTCCCAGGGAAATAAATCCGGGCGCATCTCCGGTCTCGTCCCACATATACAGCGTATACGGGGCAATACTTCCCACCTGGTAGGTATCCCCTTGTTTGGCGGAAGAAACCGCCGATTCCAGCGCGCTCACCGAATCATAAGTGCCCAGCACGGTCAAGCCGTTCCCCTGCGGGCCCTGAGGGCCGGGATCTCCTTGCAGACCCTGCTCACCTTGCGGGCCCTGCGGGCCGGGATCGCCCTTCTCTCCCTTCTCTCCCTTCTCACCCTGGGGGCCTTGCTCACCCTGGGGACCTGCGGGGCCTTGGGGGCCAATCTCGCCCTGGGGGCCCTGCGGGCCTTCCGGGCCCGCTTCTCCGGCCGGGCCAGCGGGGCCCTCGGGGCCGGTTTCTCCCGCGGGGCCTTGTTCGCCCTGTGGGCCGATGACGCTGCCGAGATCCACCCGGCTGCCGTCCGACAGCACAAACACTAGGTTGCCGCCCTCCAGATCGATACCGGTAACCCCTCGCCCGATTACGCCGGTAATCGTCGCGGTAATCGTTTTGTTTTCCACATCATCACCCCCTTAATCGACCATGCACGGCGCATATTTTACCAGCGTTGTCTGATGCTCCGCGTCCAATGTCACCCGGTACCAGAACGGCTCCGGATCCGGGGTGCGCTTCTCAAACAGCGCCGACGTCTCCAAATCAAACCGAAGATCCACCGCGTTGTTCACAATCGCCTCCCCCGTAAATTCAAACTGCTTGACCAGCTCGTTGCGACGATTGAAAAAGTCCACCGCAATCACATCCAGTCCGCCCAGTGCGACCTCCGCGCCGTCCTGATCCTTCAGTTCAAAATTCAGATAGTAGTCGAACGTGTCCCCTTCCGACCAGCATAGGATGCCGTTCTCGATCCGGGGGCTGGGTTTGTTGTTGGGTATGTTCGGATATCTCATGCTTCAATCACCGCCTGCATTGCCGCGCTGAATTCGGAATAGCTCCGTTCCAGTTCGGCCTTGTTATATTCGAGCGTTTTGTTGATGGCTGTCAGCTTATCAACCTTCAGCCGCAGAGAATCACGCTCGTCACCAATCTCCATCGCCACATCGAAAACACCGTTCCCCCGGAAGGTAATCCCTTCCATCGTGTCGAACTCCGAGCGGTCTATCTCCAGACCGTCCCCGGTAATTTGAGTGATGACCGCGCCATCCACAAACGACGCGCTCACCTGCTCAAAGGTAGTTCCTGAAAGGGTCATGTTAAGGGTTTGGGTCTTTTCGGTCTGGCTGATGTGGTGCTGTTTTAAGGTAAACAGCACATCGCCAACCCGAATCTGCTCCATCCTATTCCTCCTTTTCCTTTCGCTCCATGGACTCCTTGGTTTTTTCCAAAATGGCATTCACCACCGTGCGGTCGGTCTTGTTTACCAGATCCTCCATCCCCCCGGTTGTGATCTTGTACTTGTAGGCGTTCTCGACCATATCGTACTCCCGAACCAGCATTCGCTTGGCCTTTTCTCTCGCAAAGGTGTATACCTTGCTGATCGCCTCGGCCTTGTAGTCGTCGTTCATCGAACGGTATCCGCTCGACTGCGTCAGCGCCGTCATCAGGTCATACGAGGTTCGGCCCAGTTTGGTCTGGTACTCGGTGTACTGCTCGGCGGTAAGGTCAATCCGCTTGTTGTTTGCAGTGAAATACTTCTTCGCATATTGCGGGAACACGTCCGATCCGGTCGCCTCATGCACCCGCATCAGCTCCTTCTCCATCGCGGAAACCTCGTAGCTGCTGAAATAGCCGGGCAGCGCGAAGTTTTCAAGCGCCCGCTCTCCAGCCTCCACCCAGTTCTCCGGGGAATCCTCGCGGCCCCACGCATCCACATACGGCTGCTGGTAGCCGGAAAGGAACGGAATCTTGTTCATCTGTTTCTGGATGAAATACTGCGCCCACTGCGGAACCTCGCTGTTCTTGTCGATGTGGGTTCTGCGCCGGGTTGTGTCGGTGCTTCTCGTAACCTGACCGAACAGAGTCGGAACCGCCTGTCCCAGATACCCGGTCACAATCTCCCGTGCAAAGGTGGTCAGTTCCTGCCCGCTGTCCGCATTGGCGACACTGCTCAGCGTGTCGTTGAGGCCGTCGAGCATCGAAAGATTAAACATCGGTTCGGTAATGCCGGTCAGCGCATTGGCAAACACAGAAAAACTCAAGTTTTCGTACTCACCGTTGATCGCGTTCCAGACTTCCGCGCCCACGAACAGCGGCAGTGCAATCGGCGCCGCCCAGTCGATGGTAAAGGTACGGTCGCCGAACTGAAGCGCATACTCCTGACCGCCAATCAGTTCGTCGAATTCGCCTTCCCGCTCATCGTCGTAGCCGCCCTTGAGCCAGCCCTGAGACGCCAGAAACGTGCCGAGGGCGAGCACCATGGTGCCGGTAAGTCCTGCCGCAAAATCGTTCAGAACATCCGCCGTTACATCTCCATCGGCAAGCTGTTTTGCCATCTTGCCGATGGAGGTTGTCAGGCCAATCGGGCTGTACTCCACACCGCGCTTAAGAATGTTGATCGGGGTTTTCTTGAACGGAAGAATCGCCTCGGTCACAAAGGCTGTGCCCGCATTGGTTTTCGAAAACCGGTTAAGCGCCGCAGCAAAAGCGCTGGCATCCTGAAAGGTCGCCCGCTCCGCTTCTTTAAGCGCCGCCGTTCTCGCGGAAAGCAGCTGGGCATATCCGCTCGGATTGTCCGGGGTCAGGGTACTCACATCCAGCTTTCTCGCCGCCAGAATCTGCGCCAGCGCATGCCGGTAGTGGATCGATTTGAACCAAAGGTCCTCATTCTCCAAAGCCTTAGAGTTTTTCACACGAAGGGTTTCCAGCGCCCTGTCTTTGAAGATCTGCTGTTTTTTTCGGATAGCGTCGCTGAATCCCTCCTTGGTGTCTCCGCTCAGAATAGCCTCGACCTCTTTAAAATCGTCTTTCGCAAAATCCCGGTACTTTTTGTCAACAGAAAGAGATTTTGTTCTCTCGGCTTCCTGAATAAATCCCATTTTCTGAGCGGCAGATTCCAGCCCGGCTCCGATAATATCCTTTGGAGCCTTTGCCAAGAGGGCGAACGCTGCGTTGCCGAACACATTTCGCACATGCGTTCTCGGGTTTCCGAGCATTGCCAGATACCGCCAAGCATTCCACTTATCGATCCAGCTTGGGGGGATTTGCTTTGCAACATCCGCTTCGATTAAGTCAATAACCCGCTCACGGTCCGTTTCTGTTTTTACCTGAAGAAGCAGTTCCGCAAGGTTCTCGTCGATCTTGAGGACGGGCGCTTTGGTAACGCCAAGCCGCTTGTCGAGGTCTTTCTGCAGGTTCTCCACCTGCCGCTCAATGGCATACAGTTGTCCGGCGCCGTCCATCTTCTTCAGCAGTCGAACCGCCTGCAGGGTGCGTCCCGCACGGGTAGCCTCCGCGCACAGCTCTGCGCAAAGCCGTACCGCCCGCTTGGCGTCGCCCGCCTTAGCTGCCTCAAGGAACAGCATCTCGCCAACCGCAATCTGGTTTTTGTCGGCCACAACCCGGCCATTCACGACAGAATCCCATTCCTTCTCCGCCATGCCGCGTTCCTTCATGCGCTGCGCATACTGTACCGCATCCTTGTCGCTCTCAATCACATGCGAGAAAGTCCCGCTTGCAATCTCCCGCTCCATCTCGCTGCGGAATTCCTCGCCTGCGCTCTCGGTCTCCATCGCGGTTCTCGCGAATCGGCCGACCGCCTCATTCGGCGCGGTCTTTTTGGGGACCTTCACCTCTCTGGCGGGGTTCTCACCAGGCTTGTGCGCACCGTATTCCTCCAGCAGAGCGCGGTAAATCTTCGAGCGCTCGGTCACGATCACCTTTTGCAGTTCAGGGCTTTTCAGTGCCGCGTTGGTTTTGCTCTCCGCCTCCAGTGCCGCCGCCTGCAGTTTATCCAGCTGACGTTTCAGGGTTTCCCGCTCCGCTTTTGGCATCGATTGCACGCCGGTCTTGTAAGCCGTCCACGCGGTGTCCAAATCCGCTTTGGCCTTGCGCTGCGCCTCGATAATCGGCTTCACCTTCTGCACCGCATTCCGGGTCTTTTCGTCCGAAACCGTATCCAGATCCACCTCATCAACGATGTCTGCATCGGTTTTCCGAACATTGGGTTCCGTTCCTTCTTTCAGGGAGAAGCGCGCCCCTTCCACGCTGTTTGCCAGTCTGGCCCTTGCACCGTCATCACCGGCAGGATAGGTCATAACCTCGGAAATGCCAGCCGCGCGAAGGGAATCCGCCAACGACGGGTCCGCATCATCCGGCAGAATCGCAGCCAGAACCTCGTCGAAACGAACAACCCTTTCAGGCTTCGCCTCAAAGAGATGGACCGGCATCTGCGACACGTCAAAAAGCAGTTCCCGCACGTCGTTCGCCAGCGAAGATCCAATGTTGTACCGATACTCAGAAAACACCTGTTCGATGTTTTCGACGGAATACTTCCCGCTGTCGGCAATCTCCATCATCACTTCGCCAACACTGTCCATCTGCATAAAGCTGTTCCTGCTGGACTTCGGCCCGGCTTCAATAATCCGGCCAATGATGTCGTACATGCGGTCGCTCAGCTGGTTGGAAACCGCATCCGCTTCCTCTGGGGTCAGGTTCTGCAGCCGCCCCTCCGCCGCATGCATCTCCGCAATGCTCCTAAACCGCCTTGCCATGCCCGCTCGCAGGGTCTTAACCCCGTTGAAGCCGGAAACATTCTTGGTGTTTCCTTTGTTCTGCCCGGCCATTGCTTTGACGATATTCTCAAGCGTTACAGGGTAGTGGGTCTGGCCGAAGCTTCTCCGGTTCCCACTGGGAGTGTATGGGTCTTTGTTGTTGTAAATGCCGCTTCCCTTCTCAATGCCGGAGAAAAGGTCACGGACCCACTGCTCATAACCGTCCGGGTCCAGTGCATCATCCACCGCTTTTCGGGTTGCTCTAATATCTGTAACCGTCTCGTACTCAGGGCCTGCGGTTTGTTCGTTTAAGTATGCCTGTAACTGCCGGATAATCCCGCTCATCCGCATAACCGATTTTGTCATGCCGGGGAAGATATTCTCCAACTGCTCACCATACGAATCCCGAAGATCCTTAAACGGAATCCGCCCAAGTTCATCCGGGTTCGTAGTGCCCAGAACCTCCAAAACCGCATCATACCGCTCTGCCCGGTCAGGGTTGTACCCCTTTTCCTTTTCCTCCTGAACAGTAACCCGGTCGATGTGCTTGCCCTGATCCTCCAGATAGGCAGCCTTGAGTCCGTAATTGTCCAGTGCGTCCTGAATGTACGCTTCCTCTCCGCCCAATCGATTCAACCTGTCCTCGGTTCCGTCCTGCAGTCTGCTTAAATCCCGGTAGAAAGTATCGTCAATCCTGCTCCCAAGATCCCACAGGCGTGCACTGGCCCTTCGGTTAACGGATGCGTCCACCTCGTACTCAACCGGCGGAACTGTAGGGGTCCACGCATCCGCGCTGTACACCTTGTTCTTCCGGTCGGCCTTCGGATCCACCGTGCTCTTATCCATCACCAGCGTAATATCGCCGAAATTGGTGTGCGGAATGTCCGTCCGCGTCACCGCAATAGACGGCATCGGGAAACCGCCGAGATTAAGCACCTTTTTGAGTTTCTGTTCGTTCAGGTTGTGCAATGCAATCAGCGTCTTGGTTTCCTCCACCGGTTCTTTGAGAGAGAAGCGGGTCTTTGTTTTTCGTTGCGCGTCCTCATAGGCCAACTGCATGGGCGTTTTTTTCTTCTCCCTGTTGACATCCGGTTCCGAGTATGTTACCCTACGAATAGGACCATACTTGGTGGCAGTCGATGGCAATTGGAGCCGGAGGTGTTCGAACCAAGATGTGGTTCTTTTTTTGTCCGGATCCAGGTACAGAATATCGGAAGTATCGATCAGGTTTTGAACGCCTCGTTTAGTATACGAGTTTGCAATCACAATAAAGTCTTGCAATTCGCCTTTCTTTTCATCGGGACGAAGTTCCAGAACCGCCATAACAGGAACGCCGCTGGTTCCAAACACATCGCCGTAAAGGGTAATCCGATTCGGCATCGTCTTGGACTGCATAACAATAACCGGGTTCTCAAGGATTTCAGGGACCTCGCGAAGCACCTCTTTCGTGACATCTCCAAAGTAGTCATGTAGAATTTTCTCTATTTTTCCGGTTCTCCATATGATTTCAAAGTCCCCGACGCCAATGCTTTTCAAAGCATCCGAGGTCCTTCCAACCTTGAAACGATTCCACTTCGGATACACCTTGCCGCCGCTCTCAACCCATGTGTCGAACTCTTGCTTGAAGCTTCTGTACAACGCATACCGCGTCTTGCTGCTCGTCTGGGCGGCATTTTTTTGTTTTCTGCCAGATTTCAGGGCATCGCCCCACAGTTTCGCCGCCTTTTCAAGCGCATCCACCCCTACGCCGTATGCCTTCATCGCCTCCGCGTCCTGTTTGGCCTGGCTGCCGTTCCACACGTTCTTAACCTTTTTCAGGAAGGCTTTCAAGTTGTCCAGCAGGCGGGTGGCAATGCCACGGTCTGCATCCACCAGTTCGTAAAACCGGTCTACATCCCGCATCAGATCCCGTGTGAAATCGGCTGCAATCTCTTCGCGGGCTTCATCCTCGCTCAAGGTCTGATCGGCTCTGGCGTACCGCTCCTGCGTCTCTGCTACCAGTGCGCTCGCGTCGCCGTTTCGCGCCTTGATCTGCATAACATAGTCCTGATACCGGCGGTATTCTGCGGGCGCAATCTCCTTCAGCCGGTGGGTAACCTCGTGGGAAGCGACCACCGCATAAGAATCCTGCGCGTCCGAGGCAATCTTGATCACGCCATCCTTGTACCAGCCATTGACACCGCCATCCCCGGTAGGGGCCACAATCTCAATCTGCGTACCGGACGCCTTTGCCAGCGCATCCATGTACTCGATATCCGCGTCCGACGCATTCAGAAGATATTCATTCCGAACCACCCCAACTTTTTTTGTGGGCGCTTGGATGATGCTCTTTCCGGCACCATATGCGGCCTCAATCTGCATCTCAGTTATCCCGGTCACGGATGGGCTTGCCCTGGCCGCCTCCAGCGTCGCGCCGGATCTTCCATACTCAAACGCCGTACTGTAGCCCTGCTCGAAAGCCTGCACATCCTGACCAGAAATGTAGGTTCTCTTTACTGCCTCGGCCTGTTTTCCGTATGTTTTTGCAAACCGCTCAATCTCATCCTCCGGCTGTGCTTCCTCGACGGCAGAAACATCGCTTTGAACAGGCTCAGCCGCCTCGAAATCCGGGGCAGGTTCCCGCGTTTCGGCTTGGCTGTCCACTAACATCTGCGAGTATTCCTCGGCGCTCACAGGGCCATTTTCGGGGGTGTTCGGTTCGGAATCCATGTCGGTGAAAAGGCCCGCATAAGGATTCTCGACATCCTCCACAGGAGCCACGCTCTGCCCGGTCGCTTTCCGAAGCACATAGTCTGCGCCCATCGTGCCACCGCTCAGAAGGCCGCCAATTGCAGCACCGCTTCCAAACTCGGTCGCCATGTTAACCGGGTTGATGATCGCGTCTTGATCCTCCGGGTCGAGGGAAAACCAGTCGGCGTTTTTTCCCTGCAACGCATTGGAGGTCGCACGAGAGACAATCCCCTGCAGCACCTCTTCCTTTCCCTCATCCACCGCGCTTTCCAGTACCTTGCGAATTCTGGTCTTGTTTCCGTCCTTGAGCGCCTCGGCAAGGCCCTGAATACCGCTTGTGATGTCCGGCCCGATCTCGACTCCAGCGTTTACCAGCGAGGTCAGCACCGCAGAGGCGGATGCAACCAGTTCAGAGGCGCCCTCTGCCTTTGCTTCCTCGTAATCGAGACCAACCTCTCGGGCAAAGGCCGTCCAATATTGCGGATTCCTCGCCATCTGGGTGAGAGTGGACGCGATGGACCCGGAACCCTTTGCCGCTAAGCCGGAACCCTTTGCCGCTAAGCTAGATGTGCTCCCCGCCAGTGATGCTCCTCCGCTCATCAAGGCAATAGCTAGATCTGGAATAGCGGCGACCGTGCCGATTCCAAGCTGCGTTGCTGTGTTTCTCCATCCTCCCCCCATCTTTTCAGATTCTGACAACGCCGCATCCACATATTCCTGATAGGCTCTGGAATAGTACTCATTCATCTTTGAAATCGGGTTATCTTCCCACCCCAGGGCCGATAGTGGCTGACCTAAAAATAAATCCAGTGTGCTGGCCAAGGCGTCGTTAAAACTGCCGAGACCGGCCATGAACGTGTTTCCCAGCAGGGACCCAAAATTCCCTTCTGGCTGGTTGTCGTCATCCAACTTGGTTGACTGTATAACAGCCTTCTGGACATCTGCATCCTTATCTTCCACAAAGTCGCTAATATATGTTTTGCCGTAATCCGGCCGCCTCAAATACCGCGTTGTGGTTGTAGGGGACGTCTCTGTTTTTCTTCTGGCTTGTTCCTGCTCATAACTCTGTGCAAGACTGACGCCCTGTTCCCTTTTTCGTTTGCTGGCAAGACTCATCCCGGCAATGGGACTTATGTCCGGTGCGTTAAGCTCTCGCTGAAACCTCTGGGCTTCTTTGCTCCAATCCTTAAATGCCATGCCCTGCCTCCTGTCACCAATAGTACGGGCTGTTGCGGTTGGACGGTGGAATGTAAATGTATTTCCCTTCACTCAATTTATTGCTGTTAAGATCGTTAAGATGTGCGATTTCTTCCTCGTCCACATTGTAGCGTTTGGCCAGATCCGCAACGGTTTCACCTTTTTTCACCGTATGTTTGGTGAATTGGCTCATATCAATTCCCGGATCCGCAGGTTTACTGCCAGAACTGCTGAATTTTCCGGTACCACCACCGGTATATATCGGCGTATTGGCCGCATTGATCTGGCCACCGGTCCATCCGAATGCACCCATTCCAGAGAAATCCCCGGTAAGCTGTGCAGCTTGCAGCGCCCGCTCGTATGCTTGTGCTTCCTGGTTGGCTGAGTAGTTGAGGCCGTTCCAGTACTCGCTCTGCCCTTGGCTAAAGGCGGTATCCGCCCGGCCAGTATAGTAATTGACCTGATTCCAGTACTGATTTAGATCGTTGAGATACCGATTATATTCCCCCTGCTGCATGTCCGAGGTAACTGCATACCGGTTCTGCATCTCCTGCCCCTCCTGCATATACCGGTCGTAGGCCATGCTGTAGATGTCCGGAACAATCTCGTTGAGCTGTTGCAGGTAGGCGTTGTACTGCTGCTGGCCCACCGATTGGGAATAGGTTGAGCCGTATCCGCCGGTCAGCGCTGCCGCCTGTCCCATGGTGTCCATCATGGCCATCTCGCCCAGTCGCATGTACTGATCCTTGTACTGGTTGTACAGCACGTCCGAATTCAGGTCGAATGTGAACGGGTCTCGGTTCATGATCTGATTGTAGATGGTGTTAAGCTGCGCATCATAGGTACCCGCATAGGTAGGGGTCTGCGCCAGCGCTGCGTTAAGTGCCGAAATCGCAGCGGTATATGCCGCGTTTGTGTTCGGATCATATCCGGCACTCGGCGCGGAATAGGCGGGCGCTATCTGCATGCCAATCCCGGCTGCACCCGTCTGAACGCCCGAACCAATACCACCGCCGGACACCCCGGCCGTTCCGGTTCGGTTTGACCCGCTCACCTCGGTGGTTGTCTTAGACGTGGATCCCTGCGATGTGTAATACGAACTGTTTCGGTTTGAGGGCGGGATACTCAACGTCATTCCGCTGACGTTCGATCCGGACAGATTGTTCAGTTTCTGGATCTCAGAGGCATCCACGTTATACCGGTTGGCAATACTCGAAAGAGATTCGCCGGTTTTTACCTTGTGCTGCGTATACGCCACCTATCCCACCCCCTCTGCCTTGCTCTCGCTGTATGCCCTCGCATCTGAGAGTATCTGATCCCGAGACAGTTCCCGCAGCTGGTAAGCATAGGAGCTCATAATCGGCTCCATGAGTACAGGCGGGAGTCTGCTCTCTCGGATTGCCGTCTCGACCCTTTCCTTAAAATCGTTGATCACCATGCTGATCGGCATGTTTTCCATTTGATTCTCCTTTCAGGCGCTGAGCGCCGCCTCCAGGGCCGCCACTCTTTCCTTGAGCTTTTGGATCTCCCAGGTGTTTAAGGCCACCATTCCCCGCTTTTCCAGGTAATACCGTTCGCTCCATTCCCCCGGGTTTTCCAGGGTCAGTTCCCCAAAGTCGGACAGGGAAAGCCCCGCCGCCTCCAGGGCGCCGTGAACCTCCTGGGCCACAAACCCGGTGCGGTAAAGCCCCGCCGTATCGCTGTCATAGATAAACCGCCGGGGGATCAGGTTGTCAAAAAAGGTTTCGTACCGGCTGTCCAGGTTTTCCACCGCGTGTTTGATGCGGATGTCCGAATTGTTTTCCGACTCCCAGGTGGTTCCCGCCCTGCCCATGTAGTACAGCCTACAGGTGACGCTTCCCCCGGAAGTACTGGCGTACAGGGCCGGGTGGGAGTAACTGTTGGTAAACTGAGCAGTGTACCCCGCCGATCCCACGATGGTGAGGCCGGATCCCAGATTGCCCCCGCTGTGGTTGCAGTAGGATAGTGTGATGTAGTTCGAGCAAGTCCCCCCCGATAGGCACCCCGCCCCGATGGTGGAGGCGGCGAACCGGGCGGCGGACAGGGTGTCGGTGAGTTTTGAACATGAAAGGCTGGAGATCATGCTGTCGGTCACGTCCAGTCCCTGGATATAGATGGTGTCACAATTTAGGACGCCTCCTGAGATCATGCTGGCGGAGAGGGTGCCGCTGATATAGGCCCTGCTGATATCCAGCGAGGTGGCGGTGATGGCCCCGGTGATATTGGCCCCGGTGGCGGTGAGCTGCCCGGTGGAGGACACCTGGAAATTTCCGCCCCCGATGTTGATACTGCCGCCGGTGATCACCGCAGACGGGAAATACACCGACGATGGCGTGATGTACGCCCGCTTGCTGCCGCCCGACCAGAAGGCAATCTCTTCCGCTGTGAAAGTCGCCATCAGGTTGGTGCGGTCCAGAACCTTCTCGCCGCCGCTGGTCACGGTGGTGGCAAGGTTACCAACCCCCACGCCATATACCGGGACAATGTCGTCGTAGTACAGCAGCCCGGTCTTGATGTAGGTGTTGACACCGACGTTAACGTCCTCCATGTCGCTGCGGATGCCGGAGGAATAACTGTACAGCTGGGTGATGCCGACCGCCGTGCCCTCAATCTCGACCTCGGCTTCCTCGAAATACTTGCCAAAGTCCGAGATCGCCACAAAGTCAGACCGAAGGGAAAATTTGAATGTTTCGCTGTTGGCCGCTGCATAGTCTGCCGTCTTGATAATCAGGCTTTTAAGCGCTGCGGCTTCCTGCAATCTGCCCTTGGTTTCTTCGTCCTTCTCGCCGCTCTCGTTCGCGTCAATCGCCGAACCAATGTCCGACAGGATTTTATACGCGCTCCAGTCCGCGAGGTTAAGCTGGTCGGTAAGCTGGTACAGATAGCTTTTTACCGCATACAACTGCTGGGTTGCATCCCCGCCAATCGCCGGATAGCTGATCGAAAGGCTGCCCATTACTCATCACTCCCAACTTCCAGAATCCGGGCCATCGAGTACAGTTTGAAGCCGCCGCAGCCCTCAAGCCGCATCCGAAGGTGGTCGCACCGTCTCGGTCGGATCGGCAGAGTGAAGGTCCTCAGGTCCAGCCCCTGCATGTGTCCCATGTGCCGCCAGATACCGTCCGAATCATACTGCAGGTACAAATCCATGTCCGCGCCCGGCTCCAGCGCCATACGCAGATTAAATCGGGACAGGTATTTGTGATCCGGGTACGCAAACCCAATCACCCCGGTCTCCGCATACCACTCAACCGGGTCTTCCCGCTCTCCTGCGGTTCCATCCAGCGCATACAGCGCTTTATCTTCCGCCACATAGTACAGTTCCTGATCCTTCTCAGCGAAGAAAAGCGCCTGCGTGTCATCCTGACGAAGCCACATGCCCTTGGCGGTATCGTATACAAACAGGTGCCAAGCCCCGCCCGCATCTTTCATACTGATCAGGTACTTGTCACCATAGCTACCCGCGACCGCCTCCGAATACCGAACGGTTCCCAGCGCCTGACTGATAGGAGCGGGCAGGCTTCCATCATAGGCGCATACATCCATGCGGGATTTGTAGTACAGGATCTCACCGACCCTGCACAGGCTCTTGTGGCTTCCTTTCTGAACCCCTCTGGCTGGCGTCACCACAATCTGGTGCGCACCGCTCGCCGAGGGGTACACCTTGTGGATCTGATCCTCCTTGAAGAACAACGGGTAGCCAAGATGGGTTACCGCGCCGGTCCATTGTCCATCCGTGCCTTGCGAGGCAGCCCAGGCATCGGTGGAAAGGCCGAGATACCTCTCCCAGTTCTTGAAATCACCGAGCACACAGCAGTAAATCTCGTTTACCGTCTTGCCGTCCACCACGCCGTATTTGCAGCCCCACAGGCGGTTCCCGCTCTCGGTCACGAAATCCATGTCCGGCACTCGTCTTTCAAGGGTCACCGTTCCGCTGGTTTGGCGAAGCTTGCGGTCAAGGATGCCGACCACTACCACGTAGGTTCCGCCCGCATCATAGAGAGGAAGGGTTGCGCTCATCTTGTCAAGCTGGGCCTGATCCGACTCATTCGAGGCCTGCCAGTTGTTTCCGTCGAAATACTGGTCTGCCTTCAGCCCGCTGACCCGCACCCCGTCGTGCTTTTCAAACCCGTCACCAAGACCCGGCGCATCAATCCGGGTGTATACGGTGGCAACCTGTGTCCACATGCCGGTGGATGCCGAGAAGATCTTCAGCACATGCCCGTCATCCACGCTTGTATCCAGCCAGTATGCGCCGTTTGCGGGTTCCTCCGGTTCCGAGTCCTGTGTATAGGTCACATCGATGGCAGAACCGTCCAGTTTCGACAGTGTGAAGGTTACCGGGTTTTCTTCACTCGCCTCGATGGTCACCTTGTTCGCCATCGTGCCGCTGTCCTCATAGTTTTCGGTGTTGAGGTAGATGCCGTCCGGGAAAATGCATAAATATGCGCCCATCGACACCATCGTCTTTTCACCCTCGGTAATCTGCACGCCCGGCAGATAAGCGGACATGTCGTATCCGTTGTAGTAAAGCTTGCCGTCATCGATGTATGCCAGCGAATCCTTGGCAAGAAGTCCCTGCGGGGCCTCCATCTGGTGCACTTTTCCGCGTCTGGTGCGGGAGGACATCACCGGGTAGTAGTCGTTCGTGAGGTTTTTGGTGTCGTACCACTCCCCGTCACCAATACGGAGATTGTGGTTATAGCCCGCAAACACCTCTATTGCTTCTCTGGAAGCGGCTCCTGCCTGCAAAAACGGAAAGTTCGGCATCAGGCCACCTCCTTAAAATCTCATGTGGGGGACTGCCGTCTGCTGGGCACGTCCCCGGTTGAATGCGTTTGCAAATCTGGCGTAAGCCGCCGCATACATCGCATTCGAGTTGTTGTATTTCTGGATCTCGCCGTTTTCGAGGTCGATCCGTGACTGCAAGTAGAAGTTATAGATGTCCTCGGCATACGGATGCGGGATCAGAAGCTCAGTGTCCGGGTCGGCATCGGGCGCATACCCGCTCTCCCAGTAGGATATCTGCTTGCGTCTGCGCTCACTCTCCTCATCGGACGGCGCTCCGCACATCTGGTCGATTGTGATACCGCCCTCGACCTCAATCACAGCGCCAGAAGGTGCGAACGGATTGTGGTGGAATACAGGGCGGGTGGCCTTATGCTCTCTCGTCAGGTACAATTCCCGCCAGATCAGGCCATCCAGCATCGAAAGCCATGCAATCTTGCGCTCAGGGCCATATTGGTTTGGTTTGAGACGGTCGACCATCTCAATAGCATCGTGGATGGTCACACCCCCACCTCCTTACATGATAGGTTTCTGACCTGCGCCAAGCAGACGGTCGCGGGTATCATCCAGTTTTCTGGCATAATACTGGCAGCGGCGGTACACTTCCGCAACCTCCGGGGGAACATCGCTGGTCTTGCCCTTCGGCAGGATGTAGTTCTTGCCGCCTACAGAGATAAAGACATTGGGTTCCTCGTTGCTGCCGCCTCTGGGCACATACACAGATACCCGATTCTTGGGCTGTACGGTGGTTTTTCTGGTTGCCATAATTACCTCCTAAAAAGAAAAATGCGGGGGAAGGCGGGAATGCCCTCCCCCGCGTGGTTTATACCTTAGTTGGCGACGTCGGTCGCGGAGTAAGCCGAGCAGGAATACACGGTCAGCACACGTT